GGTCATTTCGACCGGATTTTATAATTTTAGTTATTTAACTTATCGGATTGGACATGCGCCACCTTCACATTCAATACCTTGTAATACATCACCACTAATAATAGTAGATACTGTACTAAGTGGTTTGACCTTAGACTTATGCTTTTCATAGGTTTCCTTGTCAATTTCTTGATAAGGAGCTTGCTTGAATCCATGTTTTTGTCGCAACAAGAAACTTACACTCTTCAAATGATTCTTGTAATTATCCTTTAACCAATCTTTTAGTGCCGTCAATTCTTCTGGAGTATAATAAGCAGTTACACTTACAGCGTTGTCACTCCATACTGCTTGCAGTTTCTTAACCATTTCAAGTTGTTTAATAACATCCATATCATCTGCAAGAATTGCAGATTCAGGAGTTTCGCATGGAAAATAAACTACAATAGTATCACGATTTTCAGTTCCATCAAAATTCAATAAAAATTCTGTATGATAACCAAGATCACGACAAATTTGTACCAACTTGTCACTGCTACTCATACGAACCGTGCGTAAATAATATTTGCTATATGCTGGATGTACGCCCGGTGTAGCTCCACCCAACAAACTTAATGTTCCACTTGGCTTGACGGTCGTCAATTTAACACTTTCTGACCATCCACGTTCTTTACTCCATTGCTTATCGAACTTTCTCAATGCAACATAGCAATCATCCAACCAATCAATTTTATTTAATGATTGACATACACCAGTTACACCGAGACCTAGACGCATATTCTTATGCACAATCTTGTTGGTTTCTTCATGCAAGAATGGTAATGCCGCGATTGCTTTTTGTGTCTTATAAAGTAATTTGGCACAATCGATCAATTCTTCTTTACTGGTAATATTGTTCAAATACAGCTCACACAAATTACAACATTCATAATTACTTAAGCTAATTTCACCACATGGATTTGTTCCTACAACATTATCATTATCTGTAGGATACAAATTACTGTCCTTCATAAGTCCGTCTTTTGTACGGCCATATTTTTGGGACAGTGGAAGATTAAAAAATCCATATGGTTCACCGTTAGCAAAACCAGTTTCTTTATTGATTTCATAACCATTTGTCCAGAATTCATCTAGCAAATGACTATAATCATCAACATACAAAGTATTATTGCTCATTGCTCGCCAATTTGGAACATTACCTGCACTCCAATTCTTGGCGCGTAAATATAGAATATCATCTGGATCACCCAATGCAATTTCAGCACTACGACGAACATTTCCGGCAACAACAATGCTACCAATAATATTACAAACATCTAATACGTCAATACTGCGTAATTTCTTGCCTTCACGACTATGGAAAATGCTTACGATCTTGGCCATACCATCAACCAAAATTTGTGGACCACTTGCTTTTCCACCGAATCCATGAATTGGTTCACCAGCACCACGAATTAAAATTGTACTATACGTAAAAGATTTTCCAGTTACATAAAATGCATTTAATACATGTTCCAATAATTTAACCCAACCTTCACGACTGTCAGGAACAATAAAGTCTGCATCCTTTGTTGCTTGATGTGTAATAACTACATCTTTCTTGATCTTAGGAAGTTCATGAACATCTTCACGACGAATACTATATCCTACGCCACCGCCCAGCATTAGATTTTCAAATAAAAACAAAAATGCCTTTGGTTCGTTCATGCTGGCAAACCAACAATTCAGCAAACTATTTGCACCAAATCTATCGACTGTGCTTGTACCAAGTTGCCAAAGCATACGCCCTGCAAAATTACATTTTAGATTAAATACATAATCAAACAAACGTTCTGCTTCTGCTTGCGTATATTGCGCTCCAATTTTCTGCGCACCGTTAATACAACGTTGTACCGTCTCGTTCCACTCTTCCGTATCTCCATTATCTTTCACTCGCGCATATGTTCTCTTATAAACAATATATCCGAGTCCGTTAAATCCCCAATTTGGTTGTTTTTTGTATTTTGCTTGATTAGCAAAATCATCTGTTATAATTTGTTTTGTATCACTCATATATAAATTAATCTGTTTTCTATAACCTCTTTTGATGTGAAAAATAATTATCTTATAAGAATTTATAATTGCAAAAAATAATTTCGTTTAAGAAACTATTTTTTGCATTTTAGCTTTTTGATTTGATATACTCAGTTGTCCATATCGTCTTCACGATTGCGACCCATGTGTTGATCCCATTTGTTCTTCATCATCTTTTTGACAATATTTTCACTTTGATTCATTTCATTAATCAATGCTGCACCTTCGCGGCTACCTTCATCATACAATTGAATATCACCACAACCAGCATTCATACGTGCTGGGAATGTCAATCCATCTGGACCGAATCGATTTTTAATAATATGAAAGCGAGCAGTGTTAGATTGCTTGTCTTGAGTTTTGCGACTTACAGATACCACGAAATCTGCGGTCATAATTTTACGATAACTGTCACTAATATTCATTGCAGTTAATACATCTTCTTCCATACCTGCACGATTGCTTTGTGAAGCAGTCCAAATAGGAATCTGTAATTCTCCTGCTACTGCACGTAATTCTTCATAAATGCCGCCAGCTTCACTATAGCTATTTGCATTTCTGTCAGATTGAAATGGACGCAGAATATCTGCATAATCAACGATCATCATGTCAATCTTTGTTCCCAACATTGCCAGTCGTTCTGCATGTGCCTTCAAATTATGCGCACTTACAGTTTTAATTGGAAAATATTTAATGATAAGTTTGCCGGGAATATTTGCGAGTTTATCACGTACAACGCCAACATTGTTTCGAATATTTTGAAAATCAATACCAGTGAAACATGCATCGTATCGAAGACCGACATAATTTTCGTTAAGCTCCAACGTGAAGTGAAGCACATTCTTTCCTTGCTTCATCGCTTCGGCTCCTAATTTTGCCAATACCCAACTCTTACCGGATCCAGCACAAGCTGTTACAATACCAAGTTCTCCTGCTGCGAGACCACCATCCATGATTTGGTCAACAATTTGCCATTTTGTAGCAATTGTATTACGAGACATAACGCTCATGCGCTTTTCAATATCAGTCATGTAATCATGCCCAATATTACGCTCCATACCTGCCTTCATTGCATGATCAACAACCGATTTAATCTTTTCATAATGACCATTCTTCAAATGGTCAACGCTTTCCATGATTGCATTTTTTAGAGTTTGATTGCGACAAAACTCCAAAAATTGCTCTTTAACATACATCAAATCGCTATCGGTAATCTTATTAAATACCAATCGCAACTGAGATACAATCTCATTTTTAAAATCTACTTGTTCGACTGCATCTACTTTAACTTGAAAGGCAACCAATGTTGGTAATTCCTTATATTGAAGAAAATACTTCAATGCAGTTTTAACAATCCATTGATGGGCATCAGTTTCAAAACTGGTAGGATCAACGATGTCACTAATACGTTCCATAAACGGCTTATCACTGATTAAGCCGCTGATACATTTAAGTTGAAATTCAGGTCCGAATTTCTTTAGGTTATCGATTACTTGCATATAATATTTATTTTTTCTCTAAACGGTTCTCTAAGAGAGAGTCAACTATAGAGTATGAAGTGCAAAACTGCAACTTTTTATATTCTCAAAGTTAACTCACAATGAGTCTACCAAAAGTATCAGATAACCATGTATGGTGATTCTTTATATTATTCCACATTCTATCTTCAGTTAACAATTTACTAAAACGAACTCTATTTAATATTCCAATTGGTTTATTAAGAATTTCATTTACGCGAAGTTGTGTAAATGACTGTAATTGAGTATCTTTTAATTGCATCAACGCATAATTTCGTTCTAGTATGTTTTTATTTTCTAGTATTGTAGAATACAGTTTATATTTCTTTTTGTTTTGTTCACAATACAAATAAATCTGTTCCAATGATAATGCGGTATGTTCTGCAAATTGTGGAAAACATTTTAACACAGTTTTCAATCCACTTCCCTGTATACCGTCGATATTATCACTTTCATCACCACTTAGTATTCTGTAATTTAAGAAATTTTCACAGCTTATGCCATATTCTAATAATATTTCGGCACAACCATATAGTTTCTTTTTGGTAGGACTCCATACATTAATTTTATCATTTACTAATTGTAGATAGTCTTTATCCGTGCTCATTATATATACTTTATTGCTATCTTTAAAGTATTCATTTGCCGCATACGCAATTGTGTCATCCGCTTCTACATGATCTACACTCATTACGGTTACAGGCAGTGCATCCAAATATCCTATCAATCTCATTAATTGTAATTGAATATTTTTATCTTCTTGTTCGTCAGATGTTAATTCCTCATACGTTCTATTGTATTTTAGATTTGTTTTTCTGCGCTCTTTGTATTCTGGATATATTTTTCTTCTTTTCATACTGCCACCTGCACCATCAAATACAATAACAATGCGAGTGGGATTTAAAAGTTTGGAGGCATAGCCTACACTTTGTAAAAAGCCAGCTATGCCTCCAACATGTAATCCATTATCATTCATACTTGGTACAGCCATGAATGATCTAAAAAAACAATTTAACCCATCAACCAAAAGAACTTCACTATTTAATACACGTTCAATAGGTTTATTATTTAATTCCATGTTTTGAAACATAGAAAATAATTTTTTACGATCTTGTGATGTGATGGGGTCCATACGTTTTAATTGTTTTCTTCGTTTTCTTTAGAATTGTCAACTACATCAGTTTCATCTGCAACCATTTCTGCGTCTTCATCATAATCGACAAGAGTAGCATTGGCGGTTTTATATTGCATAATCACTGCATCGCAAATACGATTATACATTTCAGTCTTAAACTCTGGACGTTCATCCAAAAGTTTGATAAAGTTTTCTGATTTAAAAACAACTTCGTCTCCGTTAAGTGCAACATATTTTAATCCAGCACTACCTGCGGGTTTAATGTATGCTTTTTCTTTTAGAACTTCCAACCAACTTTCATAGTCAGCAATGCCGCTATCAAAATAGATGTTGAAAAATACTTGACGCTGTGGTGGTCCCATACGGTTTTTTACAACTACAGCTTTACATTCATTACCAATAACAGTCTTATCTGGTAATTTCAATTGACCTGCATTATTCAAGCGAACACGAACACTGCAATGATAAGGTAATCCTTTACCACCACTAACTGTGTATTGATCACCAAATGGGCTTGCGTTCAAATTTTGACTCAATTGATTTGTAAATACAATCAATACTTTTTGACGACCGATCATATTGGTAATTTTACGAAGTGCTTTTCTGATAATAATTGCTTTACCCGTGGCATAACCGTCTTTACCATGATCACTTTCCAATTCTGCTTTGGTTGTTGCTGCGGCAACACTATCAATAATAATCGTCAACAATGCATCAGGTTGATCTTTACGAATATATGCGATTGCTTGTTCAACTGTAGTAAAGATATCTTCTACAGTCTCACGTTGAATATATAATAGATTTGCTAAATCTACGCCTAAACTTTTCCAAAAATCAGGTGCGGCAGCATTTTCTGTATCAATCAATATTGCCTTGCCACCTTTCTTTTGTGTATTAGCTACAATGTGTGCGCTAACCAAACTTTTTCCAGTTCCTTCCAATCCATTAAATTCAACCATTCGTCCTACTGGTAGTCCACCATTTGGACGATTGCTAATTGCAAGATCTAATAGACTTGAACCGGTACTAATCCAATCACTAATTGTAGACGGATCATCTTGTTCATCAAGAAAGTATGCAATCTTGCCACCTTCTTTATTATTCTTATTTAATTCTGCTGCTAAATTTGCTAATAGAGAATCGTTCTTACTAACAGATTTAGTTGTTTTTTTCTTTGAATCTTCAGATTCAACTGTGTTTTTACTTGTTCTTGCCATATATTTTATAATTGTTAATTTTTCCTCGTTTAAATACAAACTAAAAAAAGGATGATAGCATTATATGCTATCATCCTTCATTTAGCAATTTATTTTATTTCTTTCCAAACAATTTATCGAATTGATCGTTTACGCTTGGACTATTGCTTTGTGATGCTGCCGCGCTTGGAGAAGTATTTGCTGCAATTGCATCGTCACTTGGTTCAACAACAGTGTCGTCAGTTGCTTCATCAGAAGTACCAGCCGACAACATCTCTTGCATGATATTATACAACTGATCGTAAGTTGGCTCTGGAAATAATTCCAAAATATTCTTTTGGAAATCCAAAATGTGCTTACGAGGTTCGTCGATGGCAGGAGTTGCCTTGCCCTTTACAGTGATAGTTGTAGTTGGGAATTGCTTTACACCAGCACCACTTCCACCTTCTTTATACTCGACAATAATATCATGTCCAGTTGTTGGATCGCTAATATCTCCGAATACTTCTTCATCACATGCCTTCAAGATGGTTTCGTATACAGTCTTACCGAAACCCCAGAATTTGATGCCTTCGTTTTCTTTACCACGAACCAAAATAGGTGCATAGGTACGTTGCTTTGGAAGCAAATTACGTCCACGCTTCCAATCTTCCTTATCACCAGTCTTTTGCAATCTATTTGCAAATTCGACGATTGGATCTGGACGATTGAAACTATCAGGTGATAGGAAAGTGCGTTCGACAATCTTTCCGGTTGCATCCTTGACCTTCAATCCATAATGGAACTTCAACTCAATAAAGCTGAATTGATCAGGGTTGAACTTATAAGGAACAATACGAATGTTGTGGATTCCGGGTTCGGGCTTCCAAACAGAAGAAGTTTTGTTGTTAACGTTTTGAATAGAGTTAAGAATACTCTTAATTTTATTTGATGGTAATGCCATAATTTTTTAATTTATTAATTGTTAAGTGTGTATCTATTTCCGAACTATCTCACATAAGATAGCTCATCATTAAATACACGTATAAGTATAGAGTGATTTTCAAAAACCACAAGAAATTTTTTCGTATAAAAACTATCGATGATTATAAAATCACGATATCAACAAGTTTCAAGCCTACAACTTTAACACCAACATCTGTAGTAAGAATAAGAGAATTTCTGTATAATTCCCAATTGAGTTGAAATGATTTATCAAATATTCCGTTGTTTTCTTCGGTAATAAGTTTATTCATTCCATTTAATGTATATAATGTATTATACATTTTTTTACGATGTATGCTAATCGTATTTGGAAACTTGCCGACTGTTGAGTTGCTACAGTCAACATTATATGTCAAATAATATTCTTTTAAATTTTTAAAATTGACAAATACAAAAATTTTGTTTTCTAAAATTGTATAAAATGAAGATATTTTAGAAATCAACAACGAATAATCTTGGTTATTCGTAAAAGTGCATAATAATTGTTTTTCTCTGGTTAACATGGCAAAATAATTTGTTGTTTACGGTCAGCGACATACCACAAACGACCAACTTTTTCGCCTTCAGATGTATACCAAATATTGTTTTTTGAATAAAACCCAAATGCAATTGCTTCAGACAAAGTATACGACTTACTTTCCGTCTTTAGCATTTTTTCTACCGCATCGGCATCTGCTTTACGTTCCTCTGGAGTACGATTATCGGCATTTACAGGAACTACATCTACCGATTGATTATTTGCTGAAGTTTGTTGGGTTGGAGCAGGCACCGTTGCTTGTGAACCTGTTGTAGGTAATTGTGCCGCTGGTTGTGCTGGTTGTGCTGGTTGTGCCGCTGGTTGTGTTTCTGCACCAAATATATTTACCTGTGCCGTTTTTGGATTTTTCTCAAAATGAGTTCCTCTTGCAATAGCACGTTGCTTGTGTTCAGGAGAAGGAAAAGTAACTAATAAACCATCTTTATTATATGCTTGTCTTTCTGGAAATCTGCCTGCTTCGGCCAATTTGTTACTGGCAGCAATAGTTATTTCTTCGGATATACCTTCTTTTGCTAGATATTCTCGAAAAATAGACAAATGATCATTGTTTAATACATCAAATATACCGGTGTCTAACCGAGGATCAATAGCAACTGCTTCCAAAACTTTATTATAGATTTCTTTCATCCATAATAAATATATTTGAAAAAACGATTATTATATACTTATTATCTGCATTTCGTTATAATTATTTCCCTTATAACATTTTACAGGAAAATTATTAGTTGGAGACATAATGTGTTTAATATTTTTTAAAATATCAATTTTATCTTGATTACTAATATCAAACAATACGGAATCATACGTATATAAAATAGGCTTAGTTAATGTATCCTTTAAATAAGAATTCAATTCTTTTAATACACCTGTATTATACTCTGTCTCTGATGCTTGTAGAATATAATTAAATAGCTTGTTTGGATTTGGTTCAGTAATGTTATTTGCTGTAATACGACGCTTGAAAATAGGAGTTTCTACATATCCATGATTTACAAAATGATGCCACCGATGTTCAATATATTCTTTAATTTTCACAAAAAATGGAATGTTTGAATACTTCTCTGGAATGTTTCCGTACAACATTTGAAATGTAATTGTCTTTGCCGACTTCAATTCTTCATCAGATAACAATTGTTTATTGAAATAGTATTTTCCTAGATAACCATATACGTCTTCTGGAAGATCATATCGAACCAATTGTGCAATCAAACGAGGATGATATGCGCTATAATCAATCATGAACAAATATCCATCATCACCATATCTGCTTACAAATGCGGAGCGGCATCCGTCATCTTTTTTAAGTGCGGCGTAATTAATGTTACCAAAACGATTGCTTGGTCTTCCGGTGGACGTAAATAAATTATATTCGGTATGAACATAATCATGTTTTGTCTTGCAATCTTTGTGTCCAAAATGTTTTTGGAAAAGATTGGCATCAATCTTCAATCCATTTGATTCAATCGCCTGAAGACTTTCAACAATATCAATATTAATTTTTTCGAATACTTGGTCGATTCTAAACTCACGAATTCGGGACAACACACTATCAGTTAGTTTTTCAAAATTTTCAATATGCATCGTCAATGGAATTACACAATTTAATTCACTATATTTTCCATACATGTGATTGTAAAAACTATATGCATGTGATTGATACGATGTTGTATCAACAATTATTCCACGATCCATGTAGTCATAAACATGAATATCTTTCAAATTTTTGATTGCAAGAAAATGTAATGTTTTTTTCTTGTCAAATGTCCATATATTTGTTCTAAAACTATTTAAGTCGTTTAGCAATCTAAACTTATTAATATTCCAAACACCATCGGGATGATTGACACTAATTGTATAATCACGACCATCGGTAATACTTTTTATAAATACTGCGCACAACTCATCCGCAGCAGGATGAAATCTTTCATCACATCCCAATATATTAATAATCAAATCATGTTGATTGTAATTATTAAGAAATTTTAGATAGTCTTTCTCATTGTCTATGATCATTCATACACAATACATCGATGAACTTCAACTGTCAACCTTTTCTTGGTTTACTATACTGGGTATAGTTTGTAATAAAATTTTTTAGAAATGGCATGGTTTTTGCTGCCTCATTTATTTCTTTCAAATTTTTTTCGTAAATGCCTTGTTCATAAAGCTTTCCATTGACATAAACATTTCTCTCAGGTCCAATTAAATGCCATGTTACTATCACTTTATTAAATAAATTTTTTGGAATTTGATCATAATTTTTATTTGACACTTCAATTACTGAAGTTTCATTAATTTTATGAACAAAATAACGATATGCAAATTCATTTTTATAATTTGATTCGGTTACAACAAATGTATAAAATTTTGGATATACATAATGTTGTACACCAACTGAATTTCCAATCAAATTATATTTGTTGATATCAATCATATTATTTTAAATTTCTTATAGGAACATCAGTTGTAGATTCAAATGCTTCTTTACCATTTGTAAATGTATAAATTACATTTGCGGTATTTTTTAATTTTGTTATCGGACGTATACCTGCTTTTATTGTAGTAATCCATTCTCCATTTTGAATAGAATGTGTTAAGTCAATAATTGAAAAAATTACATCTTCCGGACTATATGGTTTTGGTAAATTTTTTATACTGAAGCATTGAAATGTTCTCAAACCTGCAATTCCTTGTAAAACAAGTTCACATGTGAAATTAGGCTGTTGACCTCCATATATGTTTAAATTATCATCATAATCACCGCAATCCATCAGTGATAACAAAAGACTTTTACTAGGTAATGCTAAGTTTACAACTTCGTAGTATTCGTCTTCACTAACATATTTTAAACTCATTGCAAATGTACCTTCCACTCGACCATACTTTTGTAATCGTTTTATTAAATCCGCAGATTCATTTATAAAAGTCTTTTTAGTTTCCGGTTCGATTTGATTAACATATAACCGATCACCAAATTTAAAATCTGGCAATTGATTTGCGGTGGACTGTCCAGTATTTTGTCCTCTATTATTTGATGATCCTGCAATAACCTGTGTCATTTGTGCGTTACTTGGTGTAACTGTAAATGACAACGATTTGATACAACTATCCGAGCTAATATCAAATTGATACAAATTTTCATATAATTTTTTAGAAATGAATTTTTTGTCGATGATTCTTAATTTGTTTTCATCTTCAATTACAGATAACTCCCATAATCCTGCTGATGCCGCCGATACTGTTTGTAAAAGTGAGTTTAAAAAGTCTTCGGCAGTTTTTGCATTATTGGCAGCATTTATAACAACATTAACATGGACATACAAATCTTTTAAATAACCCCAATATCCTGCTTTTTTTTCATTTCCCTTTTCAGTATAATCTTGAAGTTGAGGAAATGCAGCATCATAAGCTTCCATGTCTGTATTGAAAAAATTATAACGAAATCGATTTATAATTGAATCAATGTTATTTCTATACGCACCACTATTGGCGTTTACCTTTTCAACTGGTGCATATCCAGTTTTGAACATTTCATACAATTTTTTATTGTATGGTAACATATTCGGTCCTGCTTTTTCAAAACTTGCCGCCGTTTTATATGAAGTTTGTGATTGTAATTTATTGCTTATAGCACTTTCATAATCAGTGACCCATAATTTATAACCTAAATTAAATTTAGGCGCTATTGGATTAGGTATTAATACACTATATCCATCTGCACTAATCAAATTAGGATGTGCTCCTATTACAACATCGTTAATGTCAAAAGTAAATAATTCAAATTTAGGATTGGTGGATGTTTTAGTAGACACACTTTGTCCGATAAATAAATTTAAAAGCTCTATTACAAAACCCATAGTTACCCAAGTATCGTCAGGAGAACTACTGTCCCAATCAATGTCTTTATCAGGTTGTCCATATGTTTCTGTCTCACTACCTACTAGCAGTGGATCATTTTGAATCTTATTGCGAGCTATAAAAATTCTATTTTCTTTTTTTCCATTGTAAAAATTTTTTATTAAATCTGTGTTATCGTATTGAATACCGTTTGGATCTTTTGTGGTGAGTTTTCTTTCTTCTTCAACGGTCAATGGTTCAAAGAAATTTTTTCCAGTGCCTTCAAGACACTTTGCCACATTTTTTAATCTCTGATTACAAAACTCATACAATGATGGTTTAGTAAGCATATTTTCTGTTCTATTGTTTAATGTGATAGTTGAATTTTTAGGAGACTCATTTAATAATGCTCCTGTGTGATTGCGATGTTTTGAATATATTTCAGTTTTGCAATCGTATGTTGTACCGTCTTGTGTACCAAATTCAAAATTAGCAATGCTTCCAAACGTGGCGTCGTACATACCATTAGAATCTAAGATTCTTTGATACAATGGAGTTCCATCTTCCCATAATTCGGTAAGTTTTTCTTTGTCATTTAAATTTAATAAACAATTTGTATTAAATAAATTCCAACCAAATTCTACAATTAGACTAATACCCGGTGTCAAAAAGTAAGGAGTCATATACTCCAATTGAGCAAAACTATAACATTTCCAGTTTATTGTTATTTTTCTAATGCGTTCTTTTTGCATACTTGCTTCTATCGAAACAACACCCGGAGGTGGCAATAAAATTGGAACATTTCGTGTTGGACTTCCCTTTAAAGTAACAATATTTGGATTTTTAATATCTAAATTTAAAATATGTTTTTGACCATTTGTATCGTAACCAAGTATATTTGTCTGATAATGTTCAGAGCTGTCATTTAACTTTAATTTTCCAAATGCATCATAAAATCCTTGACCGCCATATAAAATAAATCCTTCGCGTTTTTGAAGCTCATATTCAGTGTAGCTCAAATTGTTATCAATTACTGGTAATTTTGTTACACCAGTACCATTACTCGTTACACGTATCCATGCAGAAAGTGGTCCCTTGTAATTTTTATAATTAGACCAATTAACATCGGTATTAACATAATTGAATCCTTGATCGAATATACGACGATATAATTCACGTCGTATTGGATTTGGAATATGATGTGGAACCCAAGGTCTATTATCTAAACTTTCAATATTTTGTGCCATAACTT